TTATTTTATTCATCACTCTTTGCCTTAGTCTTCTTAACCTTCAGTTTAATCGGTGCTTCTTCAACCTTCTTCTTGCGAATCACCGGCTTCTTCGGCTTGTCTCCGTCTGCGACATCAGTCATCTCATCCGCCTTTGCCTTGTAAAACTTTGTCAGTTCAGCATCCAGCACATCCAACTCACTCAACCACATCTCCTGCTCAGTCGTGTTCTTCACTCGCTCCAATTCAGCCGCCGCATCACCCGCCTTCTTGTTGAGACGTGCAATATTCTCCTCAATCAGCGAAGACATCGGCATGTCAATCAGATACTTGAAGCGGTCATCACCATCAATAATGTCGTACTTGTGTTCGGTAAGTAGAGCCGTCACCGCATCCTGCTTCTTCTTGCGAATATCGATGACGTCATCACATGTCTCCTTGATGTAGCGTGCCTGATTGCTGTACTTGATGTATTCACGCTCGAGTTCGGTGATCAAGTTGGCCTTACGCTTCGTATAATGCTCCATGCGAACACCCATGAAATCGTCAATGATTGCCTGCGGCGTCTCATACTTCTTAATCTGCTGCTTATCATTGAACAAGTGCATGTTGCTGGTGGATTCGGTTCTCGTCAGTTTGAAGATGCGTTCGAGGTCATTGACTCCATCCTTGTTCTGTGTGGACAGCAGTTGCTCGAGTTTGCCCTTGTTGAAAATCAGAGTGAATTCCACGCTTGTATCCGTGTGATTCTCCTTGTAATCCTTGAGATATTGCTCGACTGGCTTCTTTTTCTTGTCCTTGTCGTCGGCGTTTGCCTTTGACGGAGGTGCCAGCATTGCCTCGAGCATATCCTTGTAATCCTGTGTCCATGAGCCAACCGGCAGTTCGACAATCTTAATCGTGTCGGCACCTTCGACTGTATAGAGACCCTTATACATATACTTGCTTTCACTGAGTCTAGTGATTGTTCCCTTGAATCCGTCGTAATGCGGGTGAAGTTCGGGGAGAACTGGATTATTTGTGAGTCGGCAACGGATGAAGTCGATGATGTTGCGGGGGTCATAACAAGGAACATCGCTACTGTAACCAGTTCCAATGCCGCGCGAACCATTCACCAGAATCATCGGGATAATCGGCACATAGAACTCGGGCTCAACCAGAACTCCATCATCATTCAAGTAATTCAGCGTGCTCTGGTCGACCTCTGGGAAGATGGCTCGCGTAATCGGTGTCATTTGGGTAAAGATATACCTCTCACTCGCCGAGTCCTTGCCACCTTGGAGCCTCGTGCCAAACTGACCAAGTGGCATAAGCAGGTTGATGTTGTTGCTGCCGACGAAGTTCTGCGCGAGTCCCACGATTGCCTTGTTGAGACTGTCCTCGCCGTGGTGGTAGAGTGAGTGTTCAGAGACATAACCAGCGAACTGTGCTACCTTCACCTTATCCTTCTCGAGACGACGCTTGAATGCACAGAACATGATCTTTCGCAAACTCGTCTTCAATCCGTCGACGACGCTGGCAATTGAACGCTCACAATCATACTTGGAGAAGTGGATGAGTTCGCGGTCGACAAAGTCGTCATAACGGATTTCATCAACACTCGTGTCAAGTGTCGCTGATTTGTCGTAATTCCCAAGCCAATCCTTGCGGTCATCGGCCTTCTTCTTGTTAAACGCCTTGTCAATCGCTGCATCACACTCTTTGCCACTGTGCTTGAATGTGACCGTCTTGTTCTGCTTGAAATACTCCTTGAACTCCTTAGCACTGCTGGTACCAAGACCCTTGTAATACTGAACCTTCCAGCCGTCTGTGTGGTCCTTCTTCCACTCATCATATTGCTGCTCATTGTAGAAGCATACCTCCTGCTTGCCCTTGAATGCCTTGAGAATCGGAGTGTTCATGAAGCCGATGAAGTTCTGACAAGCGACAAACTCGGGCCAGAGGAACTGGAAGAGGTTGATGCCGAGACCCTTAATGTGAGAGCCGTCGAGGTCCTGATCAGTCATGAAGAGGACGCGACCATAACGCAGTTCACTCTTAATGTCGTCTGCTGTATACTTCTTGCCATTCTGGAGGCCAAGAATCTTCTTAATGTCTGCGATTTCGTCGTTGTCGTTGATGCTGGTGATGTTGGCGTCACGCACGTTCATCAACTTGCCCTTGAGAGGATACACTCCGTAAAAGTCGCGGGCACTCTGGCTCAATCCAGAAATAACGCCAGATTTGGCTGAATCTCCCTCGCATAGGATGAGGGTGCATTCAGCAGAACGGGGCCCACCAGCCTCATTGGCGTCGGTCAACTTGGGAATTCCGCGAACTCGGCGAGTTTTCTTGCCGTCGGTCTTCGCCCCATCTGCGGTGTGCTTGATGTCATTGAGCGAAATTGCCTGATCCATGACGCCCAACTTGATGATCTTGTCAATGAACTTGTCGCTCACCACACAACTCGATCCGAACTTGGCTGCCGTCGTGGTGAGGCACTCCTTTGTCTGGCTGTCAAACGCCGGGTTCTCAACTGTGCAATTGACGAAAAGCATCAACTGCTCCTTAATCGTTGCCGGCTTCACCTTAATCTTCTTCTTCTTCTCAATGACGTCACACACCTTCTTAACAATCTGATTGAGGATGTATTCCACGTGCTTTCCACCCTTTGACGTGTAAATGCCGTTGACAAATGAGACCTGTGCAAACTCGCCGAGTGGAGTGAGTGTCACTGCATATTCCCAGCGTTCAGTTGGTGCTTCGAAAATCACCTTGACTTCATCGTCCTTGATAAACATATTCACATAATTCTCGAATGAGCGAATCGGCACTGGCTGCGTATTGAACTTGACCTTGACGGTCTTCTCGGTGACTGCGGCGATGTCGTATGTTCGCTTCTTAAGGAGGGCAAACATGTCATCCGTGAGGCCATCCACACCGAATCGCTTAAAATCCAGAAGGAATGTCACCTTGGTATACGGCTTTCCCTTTTGCTTGACGATGGTTGGCGGGCAAATCGTCGAGAGATTGTCGCGGAATTCCTGAGTGTATTTGAGTCCACGCACGTGATCGACCGTCTCAATCTTGCCGTATGTCGAGAAGATGAGGACGAGTTTGAAGCCGAATCCGTTGCGTCCGCCCACTGTCTTAATGTCGGCATCATTGTAATTCGTGGATGTGCGGAGGTGACCGAAAATCATCTCAGGAATCCAGATACCGTGCTGGGGATGCTTCTCCACGTCAATTCCGTTGCCATCATTCATAATCGTGATGAGTCCAGTGGCTCGGTCAATTTCCACCTCAATATTCTTGACTGGGTGGAGTTTGGGTGCGTCGCTGGCACCGGAAACAAGCGAAGCGTTCTCACTTTTGGAGATGTTGGTCTGCATACGCACCTCGTGGTCACGAGCATTCACAATACCCTCATCAAAACACTTGTAAATAGCGGGAATCTTCTTATAAGCCCGGTGAACCATCTTGGGATGCTCGGGGTCGGTGACGTCATCAATAATCCAGTTGATTTCCTCGTCAGTTTCAGTGGAACCGATATACGTGTCAGGCTTCTTGAGCACGTGCTCGCGGTCGGACATCATCTGATACTGATTTGCGAGGTCGTCGGTGATAGTAGTCATCTTGTTGGTGGGTGGTGGTGTGAAGTGGAAATACATGTGATCCTATCTTTAAGTATCTTTTCAATTTTTTGTAGATCAGCCTTCAAGTCACTCCGAAATTGGGAAAATTGAAGTTAACGGATTTATTTATTTTTATCAACAACCAACAACCAAAAAGATGAAGTTTAAAATTGTTGGCATATATAAAGCTATTCAGACAATGAGTAAGAATGCTGAAACTGCAAAAAGAGGGTTTAAAGCGGAATCCCTGTTTTGTGAAAGTGGGGTTGTTAAAGAGTTGCTCGAAACATACTTTAACAAGGCGATTGTCGAAATTAAGAAGCAAGTCCATCGCAAAAAGAGTGACATCGTTGTTGTATTTTGCGACGAAACGACTTCGAGAATCCAGAATAAAGACGGGAACAGCAAAAATACGCGTGGATGGAGTGCTGATCGCCGGTCAGTCGACAAAATGCCACTAAATGATAACGGTAAATTGCTTTTGAAGAATGTGTGTTTAAAAGAAGGTACACATAGACCAGTTGTTGAATTTACACCAATGTTGATAACATCGTTGTTGTTGGGAAATGAAGCTGAATACATGCCAACTCATTATTCACATACATCATTTGATAATTCTGGTGAATTAATACATTTAAGTATTTGTCCTTCTGAATTAATAATTGCCGAGTTCACTCAATCAGCATATCCAATGCTTGACCCCAAAAGAACATGTGTTCACATAAATGATTATATGTATTTACAGAGAAAAGGAGGTGGTTCAACTGATCATGTCCCGAATGACATACAATTAAAAGTAAAATGCTTCCCGAAAAGTATAATGACAACTATTTACGATAAGAATCAAACCACTCCGAAATCGGAGTGACAAACACATTTAAGACATTTACTACAATGCTATTTCCCAAGTAAAACAGAGAACGTTCGGTGCTTTCACCTGCAAAATCGTAATTTGTTGGAAACCCGAACATACCCAATGTTTCTTTTACCGACAACCGGCGAATCGTGTCGTTTATCTGATATAGACCAGTTTTTGCACCTGGACCACCGGATGATGCACATACTGTAATGCCTACGTGGTTGATGTCATACACCCGCTCACCCTGACGACCGCCCTTCTTGCTTATCTTATCGACAACATGATAAATCATTTTTGGTTTGGAATGATCTTTGATGGTCGACTTCTTTTCAATGATGTCATATTTCTCTCTATTTATGCCATCTTTGACGATTGTAGTGTCAATAATTGTTCTTACTGGGTTGACAGTGGTTATGTCAGACGGAATGTTAAATTGCTGATGCTTTGTGGCAACTATGAATATGCGTTGACGAGCTTGTGGTGAACCAAACTTAGCAGCGTCGAGGACTCTTGATGTCACATGATATCCTCGCGATTTTAGTTCTTGTTCAATTGTGTCATACGTCTTCCCGTCATCATGTGTTTTCAAATTTTTAACATTCTCGAGAACACACATTGGTGGGCATTTGGCGTCAATTATCTTAAGTATGTCATAAAACAAGTTGCCCTTCTCAATGTCGTCGAATCCTTCGCCATTTCCTGCTATGCTAAATGGTTGACACGGAAACCCAGCACACAACACGTCGAAGTCTGGCAATTCTTGAGAATTCACAGTTCTTATGTCTTCATGAACGTCAATTCCATAATTTGCCTTGTAAATCTTTCTAATTCCTGCATCAATGTCGCATGCAAATACACATTTAAACCTAGGATCTGCATTGAATGCGGTATGAAACGCACCCAATCCACAGAACAGGTCGATATATCTGATATCATCGCCTACAACTTTGAGAATGGTTTTCTTCATTGTATCGGGTGTATATTAATTATAGACAGCGGTTCTTTATGTTGTAATTCAATTTTAAATATTATCTAGTGGATATTGTGTCGTTGAATTGTTATTGATTATGGTAACAATAATTTTGTTATTGTCCTAATTGCTTGCTAGATAAGGGATTCGGCAACAAATTCGCAAATAATTTTTCGTATAGACAATAAGGTTTTCATTTTTGGACATTTATTTTTGTCCAAAATCGTAAAGTCCTTTTTAAATCCCTAAAAACACGTATTTTTGGTGCTTGTGACCAACCTCAGTAACAAACCCGAAAAAACACCCGAAAAAGTTGTGACTGACATTTTTGGCCTCGTTTTTTTGGCTACTTTTAAGTTCTATGGTTATGTTAAGGAAAGTAGCCAAAATGAGCCATTGTGAAATCTGTAACTATACAACGAGCAAACTCGCAAATTTTGAGAGGCATATGTCCTCACTGAGTCATGGTCATAGAACCAAAAGTAGCAGAAAAGTAGCCGAATTGAGCACATGCGTTATTTGTGACTATTCAACGAGCAAGAAGAGTAACTATGACAAACACCTATTGACACTGAAGCACGCAATTCGAACTTCTTCGAACCAGACTGCCTTACAAAAACAGGTGGTAATATGTGATGGTTGTGGTAAGGAGTATCAAGCGAAGAGTAGTCTATGGTATCATAAGAAAAAATGTGTCGCAAACAAGTTACAAATCATCGAACAGACCGCTGAGAAAACAGACGACATTAAGAAGGAATTGGATGACATCAAACTAATGTTAAAGAACCTCATGAACAAGAAGACCACACAGGAGATCACAGTAAACAACACAATCAACCAGAAGATGTCGATCAACGTATATCTCAATGATTATTGTGGGGAAGCCATCAATTTGGGTGAATTCGTGGAGAAAATACAACTTTCTCTCCATCATCTCTGGCTTACAAAGGAGCAAGGCTATATCAAGTCAATATCTGATATACTGATTCAAAACTTGGCACAACTAGATGACACCAAGCGTCCGTTTCATTGCAGCGACAAGAAACGTCTACAGTTTTATGTTCGTCAAAACAACAAATGGAACAAGGATAATGGAGAGAAAATCACGAAGGCGGTGGATAAAGTAGCCACGAAGCACATTCTCAAGTTGAAAGAATGGGAAGCAGAGCATCCAGACTGGGCAAACGATGATAAACTGAACCATGAGTATATGCTCATGCTTCAGAATATGTTGGGTGGTTCAACTGACGAAGAACAAGAGAGAAATAAGAAGGACGTTGTTAAGTTGGTTAGCGAAGCAGTTTTCATTAAGGATGCAATGAATTCTATGGAATTAGATGTTGAAGAGATCGATTGAGATACTCCACATCAATTGTCGGTAAATTGATGTGTGCTTCCCACATATACGAGCAATATGCCCATGAGAAATCCAGTGCATCGCTATTTATTTCAGGAATAATGCCCGATATTTGCAAATTCGTGTATTTTTCTTTTAGTCCTGCTTCATCGATAATGTACCGATAATCATGTGGAAGCACATACATAAGTTGGGCTTGGTGACTAATCGGACCTGTCTTGACGTCATTCTTGAAATATTCATGGTCGAAATAATGACATTCCGCGTGAATATCGACAAGAAGAGGTGCATAATTGTACTTATAGTACCAACGCCAATCAGGACAGCCCTTTGTATAATACTTAAATGTCCATTCAAGCCCTTCCAAGTAGTTTTCAACCGCCGATTTCTTGTGGTTCTCTCCGAAATTAAACAAATACTTGTAATATCGCGATTGCCATCCGGGCATTGTGGGATCGATTAGGTGTTCTATTTCACGGTTGAGAACCGGAATCGCATTGTATTTCTCGGTTGCTGTCATGCTTCCAGATGTTTTCGCTTTCATTGCCTCGAATTTTGCACGGGATTCGTGCTCGTTCTCGAAATTCTTTTGTTCTTGTGATGCCAGAATGCCTAGTAGACGTCGCATATTTTTCCAGACGATTTTGTTGTTATCAGTTATGTTGCATGCGATTTTCTTGTATGCATTCATAAGTACATGGATTCCTTTGTGACGGATGTTGATTGACGGAATGTGTGGCATAAAATCGTTGCCGAGCATAAAACACAGCAAAACGTAGTCATTTACTCGATTCGAGTTTGGTTTCCCATCACAAAGAAGAGTGGATAGCATCGGAATATTGAACAAATACTTCTCGTTTGGCTCCAAATCTGCGTTTAGAGAAGACATATAACTTGGTGTCTCGCGATACAGATAAATCAGTGGAGCATACTGGAGATTACAGAGAGAAAGCATGATCAAATCGGCATCCAGTCCGTAAATAATGTTGATTCTGTTGCGACCTTCACGTCGAATGTGGTCGAAAATCTTGTGTTCGCCTTCACCCGCTTCATCACTACTAGAAACCACTACATTCTTCTTAATTCCGAAATGTCCATGAATTTTTCGAGTAAGAAAATCCATGAACTGCGTTCCAGGTGTAATATTTGCTGTATCCCACTTGAATTTGGTGGTTTTCGGGTCACCCAACACGTTGTGTTCATATGCTGCCTTAAATCGGCGGGTTCGCTGTTGTTTCAGTTTGGCAACAGGTGCAACTCCGTCAAATCCGATGAAAATTGTGCCACTCGGAGAGACATCACTGACATACTCTTCGATCTTGCGAATAACGTGTTTAACCAATTCATTTTCGAATTCTTTATGTGTAAAGTTACAAGTATATTCACTCTCATTGTCGATTAAATTGCGTGCACAATCATAAATAATTCCATTACAATCCATATAGAAATTGGTGTCAATCTTACATTGTTTACGTTTGAAACTCTCTAATTTGAGAGAAATCTCGGCATAATTCCGGACGATGTGAGAGAAATAGGCGGGTATTCCCATGATGGATTGCGACGATATATATGATGTTATGTTGTTTTTATATCAATTTACTGCGAATTGCCAGTAAATCAGAGATAAATTTGCTGGAATCTTCTTCATTGACATCGTATATGTTTACACAATTAAATACACATCCAATACGGTCGATTGTTAGCGGTACTATATCCCTGTCAGATGTTTTCCAAACAGCAACCAATGTTTCTTCATCTTCTTCATCTTCATCCGGTACACAAACTCGTATTGACTGAGGCATTGGAAAATCCATCAATTTATCAGCAAATCGTATTAAAAATAAATCTAGAGACAACTCGAGTTCACTGGTTGCCAATTCTTTTACTTTGTCGATGAAGTCGCTCATAAAATGCATTATATGTTGTTTTTAAATACTTATTTGGCAAACATTTAACAACAATTTCAACTTAAAAAGAAGCCGACAAAGGTTAAATAACCTGACTATTCGCAATTATGGGCTCTTGTACCTCCGTCCCTAGTGAAACCGACGCCGTTGAACTCCTCCCCGAACCACTGGACATAGCCGTTCTCTGGGATTTCATTAATCCACTAAAAAAGAGGCAAAAATACGGGCGTTTGTGTACTCACGGTCATCCTTGGTGGTGTATATCATTTGACGGTGATGTGTTTACGATTTATGACAGGGAGAAAGATGTTTCAGCGAAAGCAACCATAACTGACTTAACTGGTGATGGTTTTACATTGTCAGCTACGTTTGATTATGTAGTGCGTCAAAGTGTGTATGTCACGCCTTCTATAACTAAACCCCGAACTCTGTCTTTCGCGTTTTCTCTCAAAGACAACATCGACCATAATGTCCAGACTTATGGATGGCGAACAAAAGTTGGAATGTATGAAAAGGGGCATTTCATTCAATATTACGGACTTGTGTGAAGATTAAGAGAAATTGTGCAAAATATTAATAGAAACATAATATAAAATGTCAAAACAAGCATCAATTGGCGACAATTTTTCGCAAAATGTAATGCGAAAAATAGAATATTATAAGGAAATCATACAAAAAACAATAGGTTCCATTCAAAAATATAAGATTCACGATGTTGTTACAGCAAATGATGTAAATTTGTGCATAAAAGGGTTGGAACAGTACTATGTAGAACTAGATTCTCTCAACTTGTGTGGAGAGAAAAATCACATTGTAAACCGTCTTCAGTACATTAACGACGAATTGTCGGGCATTTTTAAGATATTCGGCACTATGGACATTGAAGACGTGTTGACAATATGTTACGGAAGCAATTTCATAAGCACAATTACGTTGTGTGATTCTTGGAGTGCGTTGCAAAAATACGTTCATCCAATTAATTATAAAATACTTAAATGGAAACATGATATGACACCAAACATTAAGGGTGCACAACCTATTGCCAAGAATCGAATCGTAGACGACAGCATGATAGTTGAAAACGGAAAAACGCTGGATTGCTTTGACTTGGCTCGCACATCATCGATTTTTTACGTTAAAGTCTACGGAATTAAGGTTATATTCCATAATTTTAAGGACAAAAGCACTCTTATTCTGTCTTGTATAGTCGATGACGTATTGATGTCATGCATTGACGAGAAATTCGTTAAAAATCGGTTGCATTCTCTCCAAAACAATGTTCCTCAAAATGAACAAGAGTTTAAAACTGCAACTTTCATCGCATATGTGAAGACATTGACATTGAAGGAACTCTTGATATACAGCAATGAAGAACTGTATAACAGATATATCGGATATGTTAATCAGACAAACCTCATTAAACAACGTGCTATATCTGACAATGTAAAGGAATTCCTCGGGAGTGATCTGTATATTCAGCGGACAACACTTATTCAATTGCTTTTAAAACACACTGACAATGAATATAAGTATTTGGCTTATTTGCTTTATGATTTGCTGTCAACTGATACGACATCAAGCGTGGATAGCAACGAACAACGCATTATTTACGATAGTTTCCCGTGGGCTGTGAAAAAATTCTTCAAAGATGCAATGAAATCGACAATACAATACACGAATGAGTTGTCTAATTTCGATTGCAACAAAATACCGCTTGAACAGCAAATATGTCTTATGAAAGCAAGTGATAGCGTTAAAGAAAAGGCAATGGTGAAACTCAAGGAATTGAAGTCTAAATCAGAAGATAGTGGATCAAAAGCACGACAATATTTGGACGGTCTTCTCAAGATTCCATTTGGCATTTTCAAGAGCGAAGAATTGCTGGATTCTATTAAAAAGTTAAAGGAGGAATTTGTTGGATTTATTGGAGGTATGAACAAAGAAGTGCTTGAGAAAGAAGGTATCGATGTCAAGTCTGCGTATTCTCTTGCTGAAATAAACAAAATTTGTAGTAAATTAAATGCAGGAACGGCAGATGCAATTGAGAACATGTACAAAAATGACGTTAGTCTTGCTATAATTGATGGAAAACGAGAGAAATTAATAACAAACATCTCTTATGTAAACGGTATCATTAAAAAACACAAGCATCCCATGTCAAAGTTGATTCATGCTGGGAAAAAGGTGGATTTTATGAAGGAACAGTTGACCGATTTTGTCAACAGTAGTATAGTTGATTTGAGAGAAATCGGGGAATACTTGGGGATAAACATGGGAATGTGCCAGATCGACACTAAATTGGCCGAGTTTGAGATGTCACAGTCGCTTGTTCAGAAGAAAATTGTGTCAGTTCGAGAGACGCTGGATGACACAGTATACGGGCATAAGAAAGCAAAACGTCAAGTGGAGCGTATTATAGGCCAGTGGATTAACGGTGAACAGAACGGATATTGCTTTGGTTTCGAGGGACCACCTGGATTGGGTAAGACAAGTCTGGCAAAGAGGGGAATAGCGAATTGTCTCAAAGATGACAGGGGCAACAGTCGTCCGTTTGCATTCATCGCAATTGGTGGTTCAAGCCACGGAAGCGACTTGAATGGTCACAATTATACGTATGTGGGGTCGACTTGGGGCAAAATCGTCGACATTCTCATGGAAACCAAGTGTATGAACCCGATAATTTTCATTGACGAACTGGACAAGGTGAGTGAGACGCCGTATGGAAAGGAAATCATCGGTATCTTGACGCATCTCGTGGATACGACGCAAAATGACGCATTTCAGGATAAGTATTTCAGCGGGATTGACATTGATTTGTCGAAAGTGCTGTTTATTTTCTCATACAACGATCCTTCTCTCATTGACAAGATATTGCTCGATCGCATTCACCGAGTCACATTTGATCCATTGACACTGGAAGACAAGTTAGTGATTACTAAGAAATATTTGTTGCCTGAACTTTATAAGAAGTTTAATCTCGAAGGGCATGTCGAATTTAGTGATGAAGTTGTTGAGTTCTTGATTGATGCATACACAGGTGAATCTGGTGTGAGAAAACTGAAGGAGACGTTGTTTGAAATCATCAGCGAGATAAATTTGGATGTTTTGAACGGAATGACTGATATTCCTGTTGTCTTGACACCAGAAATGGTAAGGAATAAGTATTTAAAGGATCGCAATGAGGTCATGATGTATAAGATTCACAAGGAGCCTACAGTGGGGTTGATAAATGGGCTGTGGGCGAATTCACTAGGAAAGGGTGGTGTATTGCCGATCGAAACGTCGTGGTTTCACACCGGAACCAAGTTTGACTTGAAGTTGACTGGAATGCAGGGCGACGTTATGAAAGAGAGCATGAATGTTGCCAAGTCGTTGGCGTGGAATAAAGCGGGTGTGGCCAGTGCGGATGAATCTCGTGGGATACATGTTCATTGTCCAGAGGGAGCGACACCAAAGGATGGTCCATCTGCTGGAGTGGCGATTACAGTGGTAATGTATAGTTTGTTGAAAAATAAGAAGATTAAGAATGATGTAGCGATTACAGGTGAAATAACGTTGCGTGGCGATGTCACTGCGATTGGTGGACTGGAATTAAAAATAATGGGAGGCCTTAAAGCAGGTGTGAAGACATTTATTTTTCCAGCAGAAAATGAGAAGGATTTTATTAAGATTAAGGAGAGACATGGAGACAATATTGCCTTTAATTCAGCCAAGTATGTTCCTGTGAAAACGATTGACGAAGTGTTAGAGATGGTTTTCGATGATTAATAAAAAATGTGGCTACTATATATCAATACAACAGCAATGGCCATGGATTTGAA